ACAATTTAAGGTTAGTTTGAAACCAAATCAATTTGTTAGTTTGGTTAATAGGTGGGCATTCTTTGATAAGTCATATAAGATAAGAGATATTAAAAAAGATTATAAAGATAATCCTAAATTTTTAGATTGGATATTAAGTACGGATAAGATGGATCATCAAAATATTTTTAAACAAAATATTAAACCATTTGAAGTTTTATTTTTTGAACTTGGTGCGGAAATAATGAAAAATGTAAGTGGTTGGTTAGCGGCAAGTCCAGATGCAACAGTTGCAAGAGTGAAAAAACAATTAGATGCGGCCATCAAAGATGTTAGACAAGGTAAAGATTTGAAAAAACTCAACACATTAAAATTACAGTTAGATAAATTAAATGCAATAGGTGGATTAGACTCGATTGTTCCAAGTGAGGGAATAGTTTTTAAATATAATGGTAAAACTTTCAAACTAACCGGGAGTTTTGCTCCGATCAACCAGATTACTGGATTAATGACATTTTAACCACTTTTCTAACTCCTGTCTATTTATATAGGAGAATAGGAGAGTAAAATGATTATTTATAAAACAACAAATTTGATAAATGGTAAATCGTATGTAGGACAGCAATCTACAAATGACGAAATGTATTTGGGAAGTGGTAAAATATTAAAAAGAGCCATTGTCAAATATGGTATAGAAAACTTTAAAAAGGAAATAATTGAAGAGTGTTCAACACGAGAAGAATTAAATAAACGAGAAGTTTATTGGATTAAAAAACTAAATCCTGAATATAATTTACACGAAGGTGGATATGGTGGATATAACGAATTTGCAGTAAGTGCAAATAAAAAGAAGAAAGGTAAAACTTGGGAAGAAATATATTCAACAGAGGGTTTAGAAAAAATGCAAAAGGTACGGAATAATTTACCAAACGTTGGTGAAAAACATCAATTTCAAAATTTATCAAAACATAGACGACTTGAAATTGCAATTTTGGGTGGAAGGGCAACTCTTGGAAATAAACGTAGTGAAGAGAGTAAATTAAGGACAAGTATAGCAATGAAAAATTCAAAAAAACACAAGGAGGCAATGAACGATCCGAAAGTTAGAAAGGTGTTGTCTGAAAAGGCGAAAATAATAACAACAGAGCATTGGAAAAATCCAGAATACGTAAATAACGTTATGAAAGCTCGTAAAAAATATTATAAGGAAAACCCAAAAGTGAAAAAAGAAGATTTAATAAAATTATTAGAAAGTAATAAGTCAGTAACAGAAATCACCTATGAATTAGGTGTAAGTATTCCGACATATTACAAATATAAAAGGCAATACGGAGTATAGGTTATTATGGGATATAGTAAAGAGGCAGTAAGACAGAATGAAGTATTAAAAGATTTATTATCAGGTAAGGAACATAAAAAATCTTATGTACAAGTAGGTTACGAGGGCAAGGTAGAAGATAAAGGTGGAGAAACTCGTCAAGGAAAATTAACAGACATCATGAAAGATGTTAGAATGCCTTGGTTTTGTCCATCATGTAAAAAGGCAATGAAGAAAAAACTTGATAACAAGTTTTGGGCAATTGCAGGACATTGTTTTGATTGTCAAATTGAAATGGAAAACAAACTTCGTATGAAGGGGGATTATGAACAATATGCTAAGAATAAAATTAATGAGAATAAAAAAGCATACTTAAAAGACTTGAAACAAAGTATTGATGAGTTTGAAAAAACAGGTGGTAAAGCAGAGTTTTTCAATAGTGTTGGTGTAGTTGATATCGAACTTGAAAAAGAAAAATGGGAAATGGGAGAAGACCAATTCAATACAGTTATTGAAGAGGCCCGAGCATATATAAATAAATTAGAAAAGGCTATAGATGAAGAATCTACGGAACTTGATCCTACCTGAGGAGTTGGTTATTGAGATAATGGGAATGGTTGCTCAATTAGGTAATGTTGCTGCAGAGTATCATATGAAAATTAATAATAGTGAGACTGAAGAAGTAACGAGAGTATATAGAAAGATTTTAAAAAAGTTGATGGATTTAACAGAACACGATAAAACTGGATATTTATCATTAGAAGAAATTTGTGATGAATATGGTATAATACTACCAAGTAAAGGAGAACACAATGGGAATCATTAATTGGATTCTTGAACTATTTTTTGGCGGAAAGAAAAAAGAAGAAGTCAAAAAGTTAGACAAGGCAATAAAGGTAAAAGAGACTGAAAATAAAGAACTTGAAAAACAAGTTACAGTACTTGAATCTAAGAAAAAAGTTAACAAAAAAGAAGTGGCAACACTTAAACGGAAGGTAACTACTACAAAGAAACATATTGTTGAAGCTAAGAAAGCTGTTGAATTTGATGACAGCGACGAAGCTTTAAAATATTTGAAGAAATTTTCCAAGTAGTATATATTTATATATATGAGATATATTATATACATATTATTAGTTGGGTTTCTTTATGGACAATCTGAAGAAAAAACTATATCTGTACCTAAATCGGATGTAATTGAGTGGGCAAACAAACTCAAACAATACGAAACATCGGATAGTTTACAAACAAGTTTAATTTCAGATTTAGAACTTCAAGTTAAAAAGTTAGAAGAAAATTCTACTTTAGATTCTTTGATAATTTCAACGAGAGTACATCAAATTGATTTATTAAAAGAAACTACTGAACTTTATAAAGAGAAAGTAAAAGTTGTCAAACCTAAATGGCATGAGAACAAATGGTTATGGTTTACTTATGGAGTAGTGGCCACTTCAACATCAGTTTGGTTAACAGGTCAGCTAGTAGGCAAATAATGGCACAACAAATAAAAGAAGTAATTAAACAAGAGTATGTAAAATGTGCTCAAGATCCTGCATATTTTATGAAGAAGTATTGTGTGATACAACATCCAATACAAGGTAAAATACCATTTTCTTTATATGATTTTCAGGAAAAGACTGTAAATGAATTTCAAGAAAATAGATTTAATATACTATTAAAGGCAAGACAACTTGGTATCAGTACATTAACTGCTGGATATTCTTTATGGATGATGACATTTCATCAAGACAAGAATGTGTTGGTTATTGCTACGAAACAAGATGTGGCAAAGAATTTAGTAACAAAGGTTCGTGTTATGCACGCAAATCTACCGAGTTGGTTGAAACAAAAATGTGTAGAGGATAACAAGTTGAATCTACGATATATGAATGGTTCACAGATTAAGGCAGTTTCTTCAGGACCTGAAGCAGCTCGTTCCGAAGCATTATCATTATTGATACTTGACGAGGCAGCATTCATTGATAAGATTGATGAGATATGGACTGCTTCACAACAGACATTGACAACGGGCGGTAGTTGTATTGCACTCTCTACACCAAATGGTGTTGGTAATTGGTTTCATAAAAATTGGGTTGAGGCTGAAGAAGGTAGAGGTATGTTTAATTTTGTCAAACTTCATTGGACGGTACATCCAGATAGAACTCAAGAGTGGAGAGATGAACAAGATACATTGTTAGGATTACAAAGTGCAGCTCAAGAGTGTGATTGTGATTTCTTAACATCAGGTACTTCTGTGATTGATGCATTGATATTAGATAAATGTAGAGAAACTCAAGTGAAAGAACCAATTGAAAAACGAGGGATTGATAGTAATTGTTGGATATGGGAACCGCCTAATTATACAAAAACTTATGTGGTAACGGCAGATGTTGGTCGTGGTGATGCAGCAGACTATAGTGCATTTCATGTTATGGATGTAGAAAAAGTAGAACAAGTGGCAGAGTATAAAGGTAGGATTCCTACAAAAGATTTTGGTAATATGTTGGTTAGTATTGCAACAGAATATAACGATGCTTTACTAATTATAGAAAACAATAACATTGGTTGGGCAACCATCCAACAAGTAATAGATAGGGATTATCCTAATCTATTTTATACGAGTAAAGATTTAAGATATATCGATATTGCTCATCAAATGAACAATCGATTTAGAAGTGAAGAAAAGAAAATGGTGGCTGGATTTTCAACCACTATGAAAACTCGACCTTTGATTATTGCAAAGTTAGAGGAATATTTTAGGGATGAATCAGTAGTGGTTCGTTCCAGTAGATTAATAGATGAATTATTTACATTTATTTATTTAAATAATAGAGCAGAAGCAATGAGAGGTTACAATGATGACTTGGTAATGTCTTTTGCTATAGGTTTATGGGTTCGTGATACTGCATTGAGATTACGAACAGAAGGAATTGAGTTAACAAAAAAAACACTTGATAGATTTCAAGATGTTGATGGACTATACACTCCCGAAGACAATGATAATGGTGAATGGGAATGGGAAGTAGGCCACGAAAGAAAAAAAGAGTCTTTAAAATGGCTCTTATAACTAACAAAGAGGTAAAAAATGGCAGATAAATCATTATTTAGTAGATTACAACGATTATTTAGTACAAATGTAATTGTAAGAAATGTTGGTGGTAAGAAACTAAAAATAGCCGATACAGAACAAGTTCAATCACAAGTGAAATCACATTTGGTTGATAGATATTCAAAACTACATAGTGGATTGGATATGGCGAATAGTGGATATTCCACATTTGCACAAATACAGGCTGCACGATTGGGTTTATTTAAAGATTATGAAACGATGGAGTCAGATTCAATTATTGCATCTGCACTCGATACTTATGCAGATGAATCAACAATGAAAAGTGCGTATGGAGAATCGTTAGAAATACAAAGTGATAATGATCAAATAAAACAAATACTACATAACTTATTCTATGACATTATGAACATAGAATTTAATCTATGGCCGTGGGTAAGAAATATGTGTAAGTATGGAGACTTCTTTTTGTACTTAGATATTAGTGATAAGTATGGAATACACAATGTAGTTCCAATGTCAGCTTATGAAATTCTTCGAGTAGAAGGCGAAGACCCAGAGAATCCTTATTATACTAAATTCTATTTAGAAGCAATGGAACAAGCACATCCTTATTTTGCTCGTTCAACTACAAATAAAAAGATTGAATTTGAGAATTTCCAAATTGCTCACTTCAGATTAGCCAATGATAGTAATATGTTACCGTATGGTAAGTCAATGGTAGAAAGTGCTCGTAAAGTTTGGAAACAAATTACATTGATGGAAGATGCTATGTTGATTCACAGAATCATGAGAGCACCAGAGAAGAGAGTATTTAAAGTTGATATTGGAAACATTCCACCAAATGAAGTTGATAATTATATGCAACGAATAATCAACAAGATGAAGAAGACACCTTTTATGGATGACAATACTGGTGATTATAATTTGAAATTTAACATACAGAATCTAACAGAAGATTTCTTTATGCCAGTTCGTGGTGGTGATAGTGGAACATCAATTGAATCATTACCAGGAATGCAATATGAAACTACAGAAGACATTGAGTATTTAAAAAATCGTATGTTAGCAGCTTTAAGAATACCAAAAGCATTCTTAGGATATGAAG